CTTATTAAGTTTACTTTTAACTTCATAACCAACGGTCTGGGTTGGGGAACCATTTAAAACAACGCCTGTTTCCTGTTCCATTTGTTTCAATTCATCAAACAATGTATCATATTCAGCATCACTTACAAGAGATTCAGAATTATTATAATATGAATCTCTATATTTATTAAGTAATGTCACCATTTCTGACATAGACCGCTTCATGTTTCACCGCCTTAAATATTATTCGTTATAATTATATCATTATTCTTGTTATTGTCAAGCCTACCGTAAGTATTGTTTTAAAAAATAAGTAAAAACTCCATAAAGATAATAGCCGGAGTATTGAGGATCGGGCATAAACATAATTTGTAGCCCATACCGATGGTTAAATGTATGTAAACTAGCGAGATATGCTTTTGAAGAAAACTTTGTTTCGTATTTACCAGTAATAATATCTTGGTAATTTGCATTTTCAATCAATAGATACTTTAAGCCTGGATATGTTGCCATCTCTTCTTCAAATCTTGCTCGTTGCTGTGAAAAATTCCCGCTCAATTCTTCGAGCGATCCTTTGCGTTCTATCATAATTTCCTTATCAAAAAACAAATCACGTTCTATATTTAAATTGGGATTTGCCGGAATATAAAAACTATAGTCTCCATTAGATAACGCCTTTGTTTTATGAACGATTTTCTTTTTGTCAAGCCATTCTAGGATATGGCTATTTTTTTGTTCCCTAGTGTCTATGAGAACTACAATTGATTTAACAAGTTGATCAATTTCTTTATCAGTGTATTTGAATAGTTTTAAGATAACTTTCACCTCCTGCCAACATAATATAGAAAAATGCCTGACCATATGCTATTTTACTTCGATTTATTATTCTTGATATTTTCTTAGCATATTTCCTTGTATATCCCATCTTTTCTATACGATTAACAAATCTTTTTCTACTCAATTTGGGATACCTTGCTTTTAGTGAAACAGAAAAAGATGCTGAATCAGTTAATTCGCCTATTGGCTTTTGATTCTCGTTATTATCAATTGTTACTTCTGGAATATCATTAAATGGAATTACTTTACCATCCGCAGAGATAAAGTATGTGGCAATCGTATTGGTTTTAGTTCCCATTATTATTTGTACCTTGCCTTATGCTCTTCATCCTCTCTGCCATTGCTTGCCTTTGTTCATCAGATATTTGCCTAGGAAATCGAACCTTAATATAATTCTTAGGCAAACTATATTCAGCCCAATCTTCGCCGTTGCGAATCAGTTTAATATCTGGAAAATCTGATAATCTTGAATTGATTTGACGAATCAAAGATTTGTCATATGTATAAACATTGGCAGTCTTTTCTTCATTATTGTAAGTAATGATAGTTTCTTGTTCATACCTTGATAAATTAGTCATGTTCATTCTCCTTATGATCTCTGACAAAGGCCCATTTTTTAAGAATTTTTTCTTTGTCCTTTTTATCCTGTTGCCAATCACCATTTGAATCTAAAGACCATTTCCCTTCATCAGAACATTCAATTGTCTTAATTATATCCCCCACTTCGATAGGTGATTCATCATATTTTTTACGCTTTACTTTTACAATTTCTGTTGTTCCGTCACAAAGCCGATATAAAGTCAACTTTGGATTTTTATATTTGCATTCATATTCCTGGACAAATGCATATTCTGGCGAAAAATCCGGCAGGACAGTTTTCACATACCCTATATGATCTAATTCATACTTTAATTTTTGATTAAATGATATATCAGAATCATCTAACTCATCCCATATTTCTTTTAATGCAGAATCAAAATCGAATTTTCGATACTGTTTGGCAGTTTCTTCAGAGTATTTCTGAATATACTTTTTATATTCAATGGGTATATCATTTTTACTGAATTGAGAACGGTCATATAAATCTTCAATAACTTTAATAAATCTTTGAATCTTTCCAATAGAACCAAAATCATTAAAATATCCGATTTCTATAAGCGTTTTAATTTTACCAGCATTAAGGCTTTTCTTTGCCTTCGTTGCTTTCCATACATCATAAAAACTATCATACTGCTTTTGGCCTAATGCATATAAATCATTAGCGCATCCTTGACTAAGCCCTTTAATAGATAATAACGAAGGATAAATTGTACGATTCTCTGGATCGGCTTTAAATTGTCGATTGTCCAGGCCGAATTTATAATCTCCTTCTATGATTCCAAAAGCCTGTTTCATTTCTTGCTTTAATTCAGCAACTTTATCTTTTTTTCCTTTATCAGAAAAAGTTTGAAGTAATACTTCATAAAACTCATAAGGATAGTGAGCCTTTTGATATGCTTGATACAGCGAGTCAAGACCCATGCAATATGCGTGTGAACTATTGAAAGAATATGAACAGTTATCATTAATAATTGTCCAAACCTTATCCGCAGCTTCATCGGCATCCTGTTTTGTCATACCATCATCAATCATAATTTGTTTAGCAAAACCTTCAAGGAACTGTGATTTTAATGGTCTTACCTTTTCTGGATGTTTTTTGGCAATTGCTTTAATAATAGTATAACACTGATCAATAGGAAATCCCGCATAATTTAGGACATTCATTACCTGTTCCTGATATATCATAAAAGATACAGGCATTTCTTTTGTACGAAGAATGTTATCTAATGCCGGAATATTATAGGAGAATTCTTCTCGACTTTCAAAAGTCTTATACATAGATTTAAAACCAGGTCTTATAGCTGCAATGAATGATGATAATTCTGAAATATTATGTGGTTTATAATTTTTGACTTTACGCATAGTAGATGCTTTTTCACATTGGTTTACTCCAACTGTATAACCATTGGCATAAATATCCCAAACTGCCTGATCCCCCTCGGTCATTTTTGTTAATTGGCTTACAGACGGTGTTTCCATACCAATTCGCTTAAACACTTTGTCTGTCAACAAAGCGCAATCGATCTTCAAAATGTCATTTTTAAGGAACTTATAATTCTCGGCTACTGCACCATCTATTACTGCTGTGATATATTCCTTTTTTGTTGTTTCACTTTTACACTTAATTAAACCAATTTCTTTACGAATACTACCAGAATACAACAAATAAGCACATGGAGCCTTTTTCTTATCTGCAATAATGCCCCAATATTTTTGACTAGCATCCAAATAAGGGTGATATTCTTCATCAACATAATCGTAAATATTTATTTCATCTTTTTCATCATCATCAGCATATTTTAGTGCATCATCATATTTTTCAATCTGTGCAGAAATCGCATTAGCAAGTTCAAAATCCATGTTCTGCGATCTTGCATACAATTTGAAAGCACTTTTCTTTTTACAGGTTCCAAATGCAATCATTGGATATGCGTGATCATGGCCCAATATTTCTTCTTGTGCTTCTGCTGCAATGTCTGGAGTACCCCAATTTAGATCAATCCTTGATACCCTCGGTTTCCCGATATTTTTAAGGGAGTAGACTATACCATTATCCGATATTTCGGATACGCATTGGTAGTCGTTGCGGCCTTTCCTAAACGGACTATGCCACAGGATTACCCAATCCTTTATCTTGTTACTATACCATTGTGATTAGCAATGCCACATTTTTCTTTCGATAATGTTTAGTAATAAAGGCTCTAAGGGCTTTCCCTGTTATTCTGCGTTTTCTTATATTATTGCTAATATAAGGGACTATAGTGAGATTCATTTTGGAGAGAGTGTGATCCAATGCAAGCCAGCAGCAGTTCGTTTGGGATTATCTAACGCAACAGAAAAGCTACCTTCACATTTAACATGATATTTCTGCATTGCATCTTTTATAAGTTGAAATATTTCACCTGTTTCTACACATTGAATGGATTTTGCTCTATTATTTAGAATGCCTTTACTTTTCCCGTTGGCCCTTCTTTTCTCGCTTAGTTTTTGTTTTTGTTCATCAGTCCAATGATTCCCGTAATTTTGATTCTTTTCACCTGATACTAGAATTGAAATTTTACGTTTAAATTCTTCAGATTGATATGTACTATCTGATTTATGTCTATTTTCTATAATTCTTTTTCGCCATTCTGGGTTATTTCATCTTGCTTTAGAATTTTTTGAATGAATTGCTTTAAGTTCGTCACTAACGACATAACCAGATATTCCATCTCCACCATCGGTTTGATTTGTTAATCGGAAGTCTGTATTATTTCTGTACCAAGCAATTAAGTTACGTTCAAAATTAAATGCATCTTCTTCTGACAAATCATGATAAACAATTCTCCAATCCCAATCATGCGATCTTTTCATATCTTCGCAAAATCTATTTCTCTTTCCACTAGTTACTCTTCTATCTTTTCCTTTTCCAACATAAAAGACCTCTCCAGTATCTTTTATGTAATATTCATAAACGTAATAATTCGTATTCACGAAATCACCTCACTTTAATCCGGTAATGATTTCGATTCGATAATACGACTTTTACTAATGAATCGCTCTGGATACAGTTTGATAGGAGACTGAAAACGATCCACTTTAGAGAATCCCAATAATGTATTTGTAAAATAACTAACTGCCGATCCTCTGCCTGAATTTGTCAACACAGCCCCTTTTTCTAAGGCTTTTTTTACAATATAATAGTCAATCAAGAAATAATCCGACATATTAGTGTCTTTGATTACTGATACTTCTTCTTTGACACCTTGATAGTATCGGTTATATTCCTCTTTCGGAATATTCTTCATATACCGCTTGAACAACTTGGAAATCAACTTACTATATTCTTTATTTCGCTCTGTCTGCGTCAGCTTGGGGAATTCTATTCCATCAATGATATGTTCGCCATCATAGAGTGATGGTAACTTAATATCTTTAGAGAATACAGGATTTGTGGAACCATCCGGCAATACATCATAATCATCAAACGTCAAAAGAACATCTGTTGAATCCATAGCCTTTTGAATCTGCTTACGATTAAAAATACCTTGTTCCAAGAATCGTTGCATGACCGTTTCATCATCTGGATAATCCATATACCAGCCTATTTCACCATCATCATCATAATGTGATCCATTCGTAAGCATCATGTATTCCCGTTCTTTTGATTGACTTGGATAGATATAATGGCTGTCTAAGCCAACAATCATTTCAATGCCATACTGTTTTGATAAGTCCAAAATATGTTGATTTAATTTTCTTTGTGTATCAGTATCATGATATTGAATTTCTAAATAAAAATTATCTTCAAAATGATTATGTAATTTTAAAACAATTTCATCAATATCATCATATCTCCAAAATGCAACACAAGCTGTTGTGACTAAAACATCGTTTGAAGGCAAATTTAAAATCAAATCAAGATCAATACGAGGACGAAAGTAATAACCCGTTTCACTAGCTTCTGATAGAATGTCATTTATAGCCTGTCTACCATTTTCATTTTTTGCAAGAATTATGATATGATTATTATTTCTGTCTTTTGCCATCTGAACAGTTCCATCTTTTTTTAATTTTTCTTTTCCTGTAGTTTTATCAATTACAGGATATTCCGCTTGACGATCTCTGACCCAGTATGCTTCGACACCAAAAACAAATTTGAGATCATATTTTTGTGCTAGTTCATAGCACTGATGATAATTTCCTTGAAAACCATGCTCTACACTAGAAATAACCTTATGGCCTAACTCAACCGCCCTTTTAGCATAATCCTCATTAATCGCAGCGGAATCATAAAATCCCCAAATATTACTAAAAGAAGAATGCTTATGATAATTCTGAATAAAAATCACCTTCTTTATATCTGAACTCTTTAAAAATTACCTTTTCTGCTTGAACTCTTGCTTGAACCGCTTCTTTATATGTATCATAATGACCTAATGATTTTTGCTTATTATTAATAGTGATATATGCTCTCCACTTTCCATTCTTTTTGTTTAAGCATACTCCAGTTTTACCACTACTATTATTTTTACTTAATGGCTTATTTCTATGATTCTGTTGATTTGTACAAATCCGCAATTCAGACTTTCGGTTGTCATTATGTCTTTGGTGTATGTGATCTACTTGTAAATGTTCTGGACAATTCATAATTAATCTGTGCATTTTAATATTTTTATGTTTTTCGGTCGTTGCACAAACATAACCTTTACGATCAATCCACCATGTATAAGGAAAGATTAATAAATAATCTTCTTTATCAAAATAAAAAGATTCACCTTTTGTTGTGTACCCAATTCCATATTGATTAGATAAATCATACGTTACAATAAGTATCACCTCTACTACGAAAGAATTTTGCACCATCGTTGCTTGTAACATTGTGGTGCTGTAGTTGTTCTAGGTCTACTTTTACAATTCCAGTTGCCCCCCCACATTTGGCATCTTCTAATTTCCATCCAGAAGCAACTAGACTATCTCCTGATTCTGTTTCTAAAATATATGTAATTATTTTAGAATAACCAAGTTCTTTTGCTATTCTTGCGGCTCTGGAATACAAAAAAGAGCATACATTTTTGGTTCCATCTGTACATAATCTTGTTACTTCAACCGTTTTACCATCATCAAGCATTCTGGAAACAGGTCTGCCTACTTGGACTACGCCAACAAGTTTATTGTCATGTATAGCACCGACTCTATATTTATCACGATATACTGGATCATGATGGCGATGTAGTTGATCTACAAATTCATTTGCTTCTTTTAACGATAATGGACAAGCTGTAATCATCTTTATATCACCTAAAATATATCAGAGAATTCATCTTCCTCTTGCTTGCGAAGTTCCCATTGTTCCTTGAATCTCTTGAAATGTACACACTTATTTCTATATCCGCAAAGATTTGCACAGAAGAAAACATCATCTTTTTCTTTTCCGTCTTTTGTCAACCGCACAAATGACCGGGGAGGCCATTGTGATTCATCTGCTGGATCAAGGGATTCAAACTTATCTGCCATTGCATTTAAATAATCAATTGCTTCTTGTTTTAATTCCTCAGTAAAATCATACTTGCAAACATATGGCGTGATAATATAATTATTCTTGACATTATCAGGTAGATTATCAAGAGTATTATTCTTTAAAGATTCTTTTAACATTACTTCAATGTCAATTTCATCATATCCAAGTTCTGATAGATCATATTCAATATGATTTTTTAATTCAGATACTAATTTACCACGATTAATGATTTTAACAATTTCACTTTTATTTTTAGAATTAGACCGTTTTTTTCCTTGAAAAACAACCATACAATATTTGAGCATGATCCATGCAACATCTCGAACTTTATATCCTTCTGCTTCTTTTGCCAATGCATAAAAGATTAGCTGCCTTCCATGATGTAAAAGATCATTTGTGCTAAATTTAGTAGATGTTTTCCAATCATATATAGAAATCGTACCATCCTTATTGTGCCGAATCAAATCTATATAACCTTGAACATAGCGATTAGGCGAAAGTTGATAAATAACCAATTCCTCTGTTGTAAAAGTTCCTTTTGGAGCAGTAAAATTCTCACAAAAGTGTTTCATGTCCGCAATCCAATTATCCCGGATAGAATCACCTCCCTTAAAATCTTTAGGGAAGTCGAGAGATAGTATATCTAAATCAAGCAACTCTTGATTTAATGCACCAGACAACTCTTTTACATCGGATTTACCTTGTACAATTTCCTCCAATTTATCATGTATCCTAGTTCCAAGCACTCCATAAATATTATTTACACCGTTATCATGCAACACATAACTTCTATATGCTTCATAGAGGCATTCATTAATAGTATTGCACTTAGAAATACTATAAACATTCATTCCATCGTCAAACAATTCTTGTAATCGTTGATTCTTTTCACGTTTTGCCATAAGTCACCCCTTTAATATCTCCACATAGTTTTATATCCTGCCTGTTCCATAATTTCATTTGCCATGTCAAATAACCTACCAAATCCAAGACCTTCTTTTGAAGGAACCCATAACTTAGGTGGGTTCCATTCAATCCAGCCAAATTGATCCGGCTCTCCGTCATAGTCTGGGTCATAGTCAGGGTTATCAATCCATTGGCCTCCACCAACAGAGTAATCATATTGTTTCGGATGTGTTTTCTTTAAACGTTCAAATCTTGTTTCACCTTTCTCAAGATGAACTCCATAGCCGCAATATACACATCCCGTAACGGTGTAGATTGTGGCTTATTTCCATCAAAAGCATTACAACCGTGACGCATCCATGCCTGTTTTCTCAGGCGTGATTCAACTGCCATAGTTCCAATATATGGCTTGACTTTATTCTTTCGTTGATAAATCCCTAATGGAGATTTCTTCATTACTCCGCAACATTTATGAGAGATTCTTGCCGGAAGATCACGACAAATCGGCAACCATTTTTCTTTATTATACAAAGATAGTGGTGTTACCCCGGTGGTGTTTCCTCCATTGCTAGGGATACTCCCCATTCTGTTGTTCCTTGCCCCGTATTCCAAGTAAGTCTTTTCGTCTCCGAATCGTTTCTTTTCCCAAGCAATTCCATACGTTTTTTGTATGTTGTTTTGTAAGTTGATCTTTTGTTGCTGTAATTCTGAATAACATTTTCCTGACTGATCGAACTTCGTCCATCCCTCTGAAGGGAATGTTCCCAGGAACATTGATCGGCGCATCGTAGGATGCTCTCTCTCTCTCTCTCTCTCTCTGCGGCTTACGCCGCGCATAATAAATAGCTTCAGATATTTCTTTACTAATCAACGGGTATCCATACTCTGTGATAACTTGTTGAAATTCCATTTTAGGACGCAACATAATTACATTATCTGTATCATAAACAAACCTTTGCAATTCTGGATATTCAAGCCCTGTATTAGTAAATACAGCGGGAGCATTCGGATAAACTTTACGAACCAAATCAAGCAATACAGTTGAATCTTTACCACCTGAAAAACTTACACATACTTGCCCCCCCAGGTTTGCCCGAATTCAAGAATTCTTGTTAGAGAGACACGAATTTTCTTTTCCAAAGGCCATGACTGCATCACTTTTAAATCTTCTGATGTATATTTCGCCATTAACCAATCCTCATTTCTTCAAATGGAACAATTATGATATAATCTATTTCCGGCTCATTTCCCTTTTCATTTGGATTGACACTAATATCTATATGATTACCTTCTATTGTTTCAAATGAGCCATCTTTATAGAAGATACACATACTAAACATTACATGAAATTTATTCATCATTTATCTCCTATCCATGTTACATGATTATTTATCAGTTCTTGAAATGCTCCTTTCCCTAAATCTGTTGGGCTTGCTTTGCTACCTTTTTGTAATATAGTATTTTCTCGATCTAAAACATAGCCAACTTTATTTTTGAAAATTGCATTATTCATGATTAATTTTTTAGCCTGTTCTCGCACGTTTTCTTCTTCCAGTCCTTCATCATAGGCGAGAATTATTTTCTTTGTCATAAGTGATTTAATGTACTTAGCCTGAGTTGTACTTATATCACAACCACACGTTGCAAGACCCACATGACAACCCATAGAATATAACTGTTGTACAAATTTTTCAGATTCACCTATCACTACTACGTTTTTATTTTGTATGGAATTATAGTTTTCATGGTATCCGTACAATGTCAAGCTGCGGGAACATGGAATAATGGGCAACCATCGTTCATCCTTAGAACAATTTACATCATTTAATCTTCCCATAATCCCGCATAATTCTCCGCTCAATGTAAATTCAGGAACGGTGATTCTCATTGATTCCGAATCATAACCAACTTTAAAATGTTCTTGTGTTTGAAAATCAATGCCATCACGAAAAAACATAAGATTATATTTCCCAAGATATTCATTCAAAATAGATTCTTGATATATCTCCATTGTACTTTCAGGCTCTTTGATTTCTTTCATTAAACCTTTATAAAATCCTGAAAATGGATACTTTATTTTTTTATTTAATTGTTCCTTTTCTAGTCCTAAGACTTTTGCAACCCATTTTAACGCTTTGGGAAATGATATATTTTCTGTTTCCATGACCAAAGTATAGATATTGCCATGCAAATTCATAGAAAATCCATCAAATTTAAGCGTATCAATTTTAAGACGCATTGCAGTTGGATTGTGACCACCTTCCCGACTGAACCTTAATTCATTTCTGGAGGGTCTATAAGAAATATCTGAATAGCCCATTTCTTCAAGAACCGAAATGCAACCGTCTAAATTATTCATCAAATAATTAGAGAGTGTTAATACATTTACAATTGTTATCACTCTCCTTTTTATTATTCTTGTTTAAGCATGATTATTAAAAACCTTACAATAACCTTTTTCATACCACTTATTAAAACGTCCGTTGAATTCATACAGCACTTGAATCTTATCATCATCATTTCTTGTTTTATCCAGAAATACAACAATATATTTTTTATCTCTGTCTAATTCAATCGGTTCTCGAATGTTACTATACTTTCCGTTTTTATCTTTCTTTAACTGATATGGTTTTACATCATATTTCTCTCCAGTGTATTCATCATCCCAAAGTGTTCTTGCATAAACCATTTCAGAAAACACTTCTTTAATCTGCTTTGCATTAGACAAACAGGATGCATCTAAATATCTCTTATTTAATGTATGAAGTGCAAGCTGATATGTACAAATCAGAGCAATGTTTTCTTTGCTTGCAATTTGAAACAACTTTCGACTGTGAATTAATAGCTGCTGCCACATTGCTTCATCTATTTCATCTTCTGATTTCATGGTATCAAACATAAACGCTTGATACCCCAACTTAGCCAACTTTTTAATTATACGTTTGACCTTTTTCATATCGTTATCAAACAGTTTTACAAATTGGATAGACTTGTATTTTTCTTTAGAAATAGTCGCAGCCTTTTCAAGCATTTCCCATTGTTCTTCAGTGAATTTCCCAAGTTTTAATTTCTTCCTGGTTAATCCCCAATAATCTAGTTCTTGAGTAAGAATATGTACTAATAAAAGTTGCTTAAAATCCTTTGATCTTTGTTCATTGCTAATTACGGCACATTTAATTCCGCTTTCAGTCATGGTAAGAATCTGATTTTCAAATACGAAACTTGATTTGCCAACACCAGAATGACCACCAAACATATACAAGTCTCCGAGTGGGACTCCTAATGTCAAATAGTTTAAGATTGGACAATGTGCGCCATAACTAAGCCCCTGGGCCGAACCTTCATCACATTCATCTAAGAATTTATGATCTATTTCTAAGGTTTCCATGTCAATGTCATGAGAATTTTTAATGCTAATACTATTTAACAAGTAATCATAGTAATCATACACATCCTGATTTGTCATTTCAGCAAATTTATCCATATGATCCAGAATACTAAAGCCTTTATCATATAGTGTCATAAGTGTGTTCATTTTTGCAATCTTGTCATAATAAGCATCTACATTATCAGGATTCACTAAAGAACATAATTCGTTGATAGTTGGATAGCCGCCTAATTTCTCAAAGTGTTTTTTTACTGTAGGTTTACTTTCAAGAAATGTGTAGATTGTAACATTATCAAATGATTTGTACCCTTGTTTGTACATTTCTCTGCCTAGATGGAAATAAAACTGTCCATCTTCTGTTTTTAATATTTCATCATCATAAATATTTAAGTTTTCAAAGTCTCCATACAAGTCCGGCTGTTTCCAAAGACAAGCAATAAAAGTCCCCTCTGCTCCATCTCGGCCTTTTGTCAGTTCCTTGGGATAATCTTCTAACTTAATAGAATCACCCCCTACATATCATCATCCAAGAATTTACTGATGTTTTTTCCTCTATGTTTTGTTCCAAGATGTGAAAGATCATCACATTCCATATGAACTGTAGTATTTGTTGCTTTTCTTTGATGCAACATAGATTTTTGTACTTCGGCAATTTTATCCTTTACTATTGCCATCATATATGAAACTTTCCCGTACTCTCCGCTGAATTCCATCCTATCAAGCGCATTATGAATTTCATTTGTATATCGCTGGAATGTTTCAAGAATTGTTTCCCAATCATAATAAGATAATTCACTCAACCTTTTTGGCAAGGAGGCAGGAAAGGGTTTCCCCTCTCCATACCCCATAAATTCATTACAAACATAATCAACTAGCCTTTTGTAATCTTCTTTGTTCTTGCGGTCAAAATCATAAACTTTTTGATTTTTGTAATAATGCTTGCCAATTTTGATGAATGTATCAGATGTTCCGATTTCCCCTGTAACGGCGCATTTTACCGTTCTTGCCATTTGTTTCACCTACCGTATGTTTTTTATAGAAATGACTATGTATATTCTGATAGACAATCATTAACATACCAATCATGCCAACAAATCCAAATCCCATAAGGATAACAAATAATATCCAAATAAATATATTAATCATTTAAGTATCCTCATTGAGCATTTCTACAATGGTTTCCAGGCATTTAGTAGGAATTTCATCACTATTTTTAAAGTTAGGAATATCATGTTCCTTCATATATGCCTTGATTTTCTTTTTCAGAGCCAAATCAGCATCCGTAAATTTGTTTTGTACTACTTCCATAAGTTCTGCATTGCGGTCTGGATCAGCCTTAGTTTCTGCATCATGCTCCAGCTTTTCAGCTACTTCCTTTTCCTTGGCTTTTCTGGCCTTTTCTAAATCTTTCTTAGATTCCTCTAAAGTTTTATTTCCCTTTGCGTGTTCCTTCATAATTGCGTCTGTCAGAGCCTTAATAAAAGCATCTGCATCCAAAGGAATTTCATCTACAATATCGGCAAATCGAGACTTGGAATCAACACTATAATTATCGTCACGGAAAGAAATGCGGCGAGATTCCCCTACTACCTTACCCTTAATCTCTTCCTGTTTAGTAACGGCGTTTTTCTTTCCAGTTTTTTGTCTAACAATTTCACGATCAATATATGCTACACCAAGAAAATGCAGCTTCGTCTTGAGTGCATTGAAATACCGTTGACTCATATTAGTAGTAAGAATCGAGTAAGTTTCCCCGGTTACGGGATCATCAATGTCACGCTTCTTTGTATGACCAATAGCGATAAAAGAAACACCAACACCCTTCAAATCCCACAACTTATCAAGCACAATCTGAATTGCTTTATCTTCACCAGCCATAAACCCGCCAAAGGCAGCTTTAATAGAAGTAATTTTAGGCTTATCAGGATTAGCCCGATTATGCATACGAATTACTTCAGGCTCCGCAATTTCAAGTAACTGGTCAAATGTATCGAGGACAATTACTTTCAAATCCTTATAATCCGTTAATTTATTTTCAATAACATCATCACAAAATTCCTTAAATGTAGCCCAATCAGGAATCTTTGCAGATACAATACCATTAATTGCATCATGTCCATCTTCCTTGCCAATATCCAAGGCAATATAACCCTCATCACCAGCTAACTTTTCGCATACTTCTTTGATTAGTGTTGACTTACCAATCCCACTTTCCCCGATTAGCCCAATATTATAAGCCAATGGATCAATACAGATTTCCCGTTTTTGTCCAAATTTTCTTGCCATTTAATTCACTCCTTGCGCTATTTTTTGAGAATTATCATAACTATATTCTTTATAATATTTTTGTTCTGCTATTTTTCTTGCCATAACAGCTTCTTCAAAGTTATTCCCTAAATACACTTTGCGCTCTTTTTTATTTACATTAATAGTTGCAATCCATTTTTGATACCAGTTATCAAATCGAACACCAGGAACACCAGATTTGTTATTTTTTTGTCTGATTTTGTTGCAATTATTTTGGCTTCTTGTTGCACGTCTTAAATTGCTTTTTCTGTTATCAAATTTATGTTCTGTTTTAATATGATCAATGTCATATTTATTATCCAGATCATTCATTATTAATTTATGCAACATTATTAATTTATGGTTTTCGCCATGTGCCATTACATATTTAGAATGATGGATGTACCAGCAATAATTTTTAATTAAATCATAATCTTCTAGGTCAAACCAAAATTCTTCACCTTTTGTAGTATATCCAATGCCATAATCACCAGATAAATTATATGTATTTCTAATAAATCTCATTTCTTGCATACGTTTTCTGTTTATGTCTTTATTTAAACATCCACAAGATTGTGTTCTGCCGGAAATGAGTTGTCCGCTATGAACATCTATCTCATTTCCGCAAGAACACTTACAATGCCACATAACTTTTCGATTCCCGCCAGAAGTATATTTGGGTATTCCTTCATACAACACAGTAAGCCTACCGATTGTTTGACCTGTTAAATCTTTCTTTGCAGGAATACGCTTTCACCCCTTAAAACAAATCTTCCTCATCCTCATCATCTTCATCAAAAGGTGCTTCATCTTCATCGTCCTCATCATTAGGCTTTGTTTTTGTCTTGGATTTAGACTTAGAATCTGTCTTAGCCTTAGACTTCTCTTTTGCCTCATCAACAGTCTCATCTACCGCTGGCTGATAGATATTTTCCTCAAATTCATCCACTGTATCATCAACCAGGATGCAATAACCATCCTCGAATTCGGTTCCCGTATTCAAAAGAACATCCTTCAACCGGAATTCTTCAACCTTATTGCCAAAGATGCTGCCCTTCGGCTTGAAATCGTCAATAGAACGAATTCCAAGTTCAATCTGCTCCCGCTGCCGTTCTGTAAGCATAGATTCATCAAAATCTACTTCTTCAGCCCCACGCAAGACAACAATTTCCCACAGCATATGTACATAATTACTGCCCTTGACCTTGACAATATCATCCCCGGATTTGGCCTCCGTCTTACTGTTGACACGCATATAACTCATCTTATTGTCAAACAACTTCTTATGCTTTTCGTTGTCCATATCGTACTTTGCACCTGAGAAAACAACCTGAATAGGGATATATTTTCTACCCTCATCTTTATCAATATACTGTTCCAGGTAACAATCCATTGTCATCTTCTTAGTTTCATCATAATCCGAATCATCCAAGCTATTCTTGTTATAGAACAGATCAGCGGTCAACAGAAGGCGGCTCTTTCTCTTTTCGGGGGCGGCAAATACATTTTGAATCTTATACTTATTGTAATACTGATTCTTATACCAATCTCTAGTAAACTGCCCTGTCACTACAATTCGACCATCATAATCAGGAAGATATTCTTTCAAGTGTCGAATCATATCATACGATGAAATAAATTCCTGTCTGCCACCATATTCCTCACCAAGATCAACTGTGTACTTACGATAGCTGGCAACATTATCAACTACATCTTCATCAAAACGATCATCCCAATCAATATCAATCTTCTCATTATCGGAATCCATAGTCTTGATTACATCCTGGACGCTGCCAAACGCTTCTACAAAAGCCATATTAGAATCGCTTTCCTTGACACCAAAAGTCATTGACAACATCTTTTTCTTCTTTCCGTCTTTTGTCTGGTCAATCTCTTTGCAGAAAGGACGCTTAGAATTTTCCTTCTGCTTCGGAATTACCGGAGTACCTACAAACGTAAATCTAGCTTGATAACTCATATAATCTTGTCTCCTTTAATATATAGTATTGAAATTAACTTCAAGGAATTTTCTCGAAGCTAAGTAATCACACAAATGAACAAATTTTTCAATCTTTGTTTTTGGAACTGGTAATGTTACTTTTGAATATTTACTTGTACACCATTGGCCCATGTGAGATTCCACCGCACAACACACAATATCAAGTTGCCGTTCATCTAAGATATTTGCTTCAATGTTGCATTTTTTAATAAAGTTAGAGGCATAAATTGGATGATCAAATACTGTATGTTTACTTGTATCTCCTTGCTTAATGCCATCATGTAAAAGGAGACTAAGCAAAATTAAATCTTGTTCTTCTTCATCAAAATTGAACATATCAAGATTGAACAATTCATGTGCAATTATGACTGCTGCTCTTGTATGGCGTAGTAGGCCACCATCTCCTAGTGCATAAGCCGGATGATATTTACCACTGGATGAAGCCGGAACAGTAAAGAAATAATCAGGTAATTCATTAATACAGTATTCCGCAAATTTTCTAATACTCTGATCATGAAACCATCCTAATTCAAATTCAAAATTATGTGTTTTCTTCAGCACTATCATTCCCTTCCTTATTTTCATTGGAATAAATATCATTCAATTTCTGTTGAACACTTTTAATATAGTAGGCTAAGTATTGAACTTGTTTAGCAGGATTTAAATGTTTATTATCGTGAATTGTTCTTAAAACATTGTCACACATTTTTTCCATTCCATGTTTCATTCCAGCATTAAATGATATTGCAGTAATCTTATCAATTAAGTCATTCTGTATCTTTTGTGTTTCTATTACAATCACTTCTTTCTATGTATTCGCTCCATTGTGAAGCCATTGCTTTTGCAACGCCAATCGGAGTTTTACTTCGTAATCTTGCTACTTCTGGATCATTATATCTAAGATATTTACCATTGAATTGTGCTTTCCATATTCCATGTGTACGCAATTCTTTTGATAAAATCTGTGTTGGTTTTAATGGGGGAAGATTTTTTAACCACAAACAAGTTTGTTTACATTCTGTTTCACCTTCAAAATCATACGGATTATAAATACAATCAGGCTTACGATATAAATTTGACATAATGCCAATAGGATTTTCTATTGCAACATGATTACAATTTATATTTGTAAATTTCATAAAGAAATCTATGCCTTCTTGACGTTCATTTTCTTTCTTCTTCTGATAAGAAGTATCTCCATAATATAACCATCGTTGACCACTATTACATAATCTTGTACATGGTGGATGAGCAATGATCAAATCCCATTCTCCATCAATATGGTGTTTGATTCCATCACAAGTAACAAAATCACAATTCCCATTTAGCAATGGAATAACATCTTGCTTAATGTGATAAGCGTCTGCCCCCCCGAATTAACGAGTATGTCACAAGAATACGCCTCATATCCAAGGTTTCTAAATTCTTTGCATACTACTTGACTTTCTTCACAAGCAACTAATACTTTCATTTATTCATTCATTCCTTTTATTATTCATGTTTAAGGCTATTAAAAATAAACTTTATTACTTCTATTGTCCAGCCATCTCCACACATATTATAAATGTGCGTATCTGCAACATTCATTTTAACCCATTCTGGAATTGTTTGCAGTTTTCGATATTCATGAGGTGTCAGTTTTCGCACTTTGCCATGATCCAAAGTTTTCTTCTGATGGTTTCCACCACGGCAGCTTGTCAAAGTAGAACATTTATAATTAGGGCTGTTTACACGCTTGATAATGTCATGTCCATTAATATGTAAAGTAGCACATATCTTTTTATCTATACCATGATAATCAAAAGATTCTTTATAATAATATTTTTCAGGCACAGCAGAATCCATAATATTAGCCAAAACAGAAGAATTCTTTTTCGCTAGATTTTGCAACGGAATATTTGTCCAATAATTCCTTTTTCGTTCCTGGGCTGAAAACCATGCACTATCAATTAAAATTGGTTCAACATCAAGTAATGCAGTCATTTCATCTAAATCGGCTTTCCGATTACTTTCAACATTCTCTACCATAAATTGAACATCAGGATTATTATTTTGTTTAATCCATTGTAATATATTATTACAGGGATAGAATAACCATGATGATCCTTTTAGCCCATTATTATATTTTTTGCGTCCCGCTGTTGTCTTTGATAGTGAGCGACATGGAGAACCAAATATTACAAGATCAACTTTTGGTAATGTAGATAGCAACTGATCATCAATTTCCGTTACATCTCCAAGCTGAATTGTATCTGGAAAATTATCCTGCGTTACTTTAATTGCATTCTTATCAATTTCACTGGCATAATATTTTGCAACATCAATTCCAAGTTCTTTTAATGCAATCTGACCACAACTCATTCCATCACATAAAGATAAAACTACAAGCCCCCCCGGTTTACAGGATTAGGATTATGGCTGATAATACTCATCCGCAACCTCCTGAAATTCCTCCGGGGCATAAATTGTTGCGTACTCTCTATTATTACCTTTAAAAATAATATCCTTTACCCAATACTCCATAAACGACCCAATACTTTCAATCTCATAAAAATCTGTTCCATAAAGTTGATAAACACGCTTGCCGCAATTTAAAGCATAAACCACTTCATTAAATACGCCATGACCGATCATGCCTGATACGGTAGAAAACACAAGCACATCACAACTTTCAATCAACCGAAATGCATCTTTCATAATATCAGATTCCGGCTGCTCCTGATTCAATGCCTTACTTGGATTAATAATAGTAAAATCATCTTGATTATTTACATCAAAGTAAGACATAATTTTAGCCATTTCATATAGTTCAATTGGAGTTCCATATTTCCATGTATGATGTGAATAAAAAATGTTCATGCAACACTCCCCTTATTCGTTTTTAATCCCATTTCTAAATACAATTCATCTACTGCATTCTTTTTATTTTGCAAGCATGAATATATTTTCTCATCAATGGTATTGTTACTTTGTAGAATAATATATGTACACTTTGATTTCTGCCCGATCCTATGAATTCGATCTTGACTTTGTTTGAATTCTTCATAGCTGAAACTCAAAGAATAATAAATGTTGAATGTACAGTTTACAAACGTCAAACCTTTACCAATTAACTTGGGATGTGTAAATAGCAATTTATATGTTCCATCTTTAAAGCCACGAATAATATCATCCCGATTTTTCGTTTTAGAAGTTAAACCAACACCGCCAAATTTATCTGCCAGGAATTCAATCTCATGTTGAAACTGACACCAAACGATTACAGGCTGATTCCCTATTTCATCTAAGACTTCCCGCAATAAGATTTCTTTGTTATTGTCAAACTGCACAATAGATTGGTCTTTTTTAATCACAAAACCACTTGTGACCTCTCGCAATTTCATCAATTTTGCAGTAAATTCAAATTTACTCCATTGATTAATGTTTGTTCTGATATTTTCTACAATATCATCATAGTATTGTTTCTGCTGTTTTGCTAACTCATACTTCCTAATTTCAAATATTTTCTCCGGCAAGTCAATACAATCTTCTTTCTTTAAGAAAACCGCTTTTTCAGATAGCCGATTAAAGAATCGTTCTTTATCATCCTCTGTTTGATACCAGTAATGAGGATTTGCCATGTCTTGATGAAAGTATCGGGCTAAAAATCCATAATAATTATTACCGAATACATCTGCATCTACAAATTTCATCTGCGGGAACAATTCACTGTTATGATTTGGATTAGGACAACCACTAAGAACAAACCGATGGGGAATTACATTAATCACATCAAGAAGTTGTGATGTAATCTGACTACTCATGTTTTTCATTACGCTGCTTTCATCAACAATCAAACAATCATAATGTTGTTTTAAAATATCATTCTTTAGAATTTTAAAATGCTCATAATTCATCACATGAATTCTTGCATTAATCTTTATTTTTTCTTTTCGTTCTTTTTGTGAACTACTCCACACATTAATAATTGAAGTATCAGGATAGAATCTATGACAATCATCTATCCAGGCTGTTTCAATGACAGACAAAGGGCATAAGATTAAAATTTTATTATAATGATGTGCGATTTCCAGCCCCATTTCGGTTTTACCTGTGCCTGTTTCAGAGAAAATGCCAAGACAACCTTCATTTAAGGCTTGATTTACAATTTCTTTTTGATGTTTCCACAAATGGGGAGCCAATTCATATTGCATTATTTCCTTTTCCTGAACCACTGTGTTATCAGGCAGTAATCCAAGTTGCTTTAACTTCTGCAATGCAGAATCCGGGAATTGCCATTTCCCATTATGAAATTTTCTGCCTTCAATTGTTCGTATGTATGGAATCTGTTCTACAGGGATTTCTAACTCAATCATATATATCAACAACTACCTTTTATCAAATCTTGATTACATCTATGTATAAAAAGTTTCTCAGTAACTTTTAATTGATTTGCTTTATTAACATCCAATGTTCTTGTAAACGGTTTCTCCCATATACAAATGAAATCTTGAGGTGCTGATTGTTCTGAAATGAACATCAAATGTTTCCTACTTAAATCTCTTGCATATTGCCAAAACTCATCTGAATTGAATTTCTCACCTTGATATAGAGTTGTATTTGCATATGGAGGATCAGCATATATAACTGCATTGCTTGGTATGATTACATCATGGTAATCCAAGCAATAGATTTCTGCATTCATCAAATTTGCCATATCTTTCAATAAAGATTTCTTGCTTTGCGCTGCGTAATTTGTACCACCTTGATTTCTGGCATAACCACCAAACCACTTTCCACCAAAGCTGCATCCGAAACCAACAAATCCAGTTAATATCGGATCATCGTCTTTATGCTCTCTGATATATCGGTATTGATTCTCTGTTATCAATTCAGGCAATTCGTATCCTGCTTGTACACCCTTTAATAAAGCAATCAAATATTTGTGTTTATCATTTAAGATAATTCGATCATAGTTCTGTACCTTACTTTCCACAGAACAACTTCCACAAAATAGACTTACAAACGATCTGCCCCCCCGTGTTTAGCGTGAGAAGGGACGCTATCGGCCTTGCTATCCGGGATTTCCCACCCTGATACTGCATTTATTACCTCCGCAATCTGTTTTGAAATGCGACTTTTGCCGCCCTGGTATCTCATTTTAAATCTCCTGTATTCTGTTTTGCCCTTTTCTTAGCTTCACGTTCTGCTTTCTTGGCCTCTTTTTCGGCCTTCGCTTTTGCAGATTGTTCCTTACCAAGAATCAATTGTTCATTAAAGCGTTCCTTCATCTTCTCAACGGAATCATTAGATTCAAAAATAGAGTCATTCCACTTAGAAAACCGCTTTTCAATAGCAAGATCGTAATATTCCTTCAGCAATTCAATTCCAATTGCATTTCTGCCATTCTCGATTGCAACCTTATTAACTGTTCCCGCTCCAGCAAAAGGATCGAGTATTGTATCACCAGGGCAAGACCACAATTTGATACAGCGTTTAACTAATTCTTCGGCAAACGGAGTAGAATGAGAAATCCCGGAATTGGGAATCATCCAAACTCCATCAGCCCAATCAGCCCACTCAGCAAGCGTAATGTCTGAAGCCTTGATCAATTCACAATCTCCAGCTTTCTTATACACATATACAAAACCAACATTCGCTGCCAAGATTGTATCTCTTGCCTTCATATTTCGATAATATAGATTTCCTTGTGCCAACATTGCCCTCTGTGCGGAATACTTACGCCAAAATGCTTTTGTCCAAAGAGAGAATCCACAATCAAGAAAAATAGAATTAATATCTCCTGTCAAACTTTCCTGTCCCATTCTGCCATCACGACCAAGGGTGTAATTATAATCTTCGTATTGCATGACGAATTTCCCACCAGGAATCAAAACACGTTCACATTCTGCAATCACAAGACCAAGGAGATAATAGTATTCTTCATAAGATTCACAATTAGACAGATCACACGGATCATTGGAGTAAACACGCAAATTGTGATAAGGCGGCGAAGTCATAATCATTTCTACGCTTGCATCAGGCAGCTTCTTCAATTCTTTTAGACAATCACCATGAATCCAAGTATTCGTAAGTCTCATTTCATTTATCCTTTCTTAAATCGGTAACGGTTTCGGTACAGGAGCAGGAACGCAACAAGCAAGCAAGATCATAAATGACACAACTATAATTGCTAACGCAATCCCGCTAAAAATTCCAAACTTGTATTTACTCATATTAATCACCTTTATGTAATTATTCCTGTTATTTGTTGTAAATAAAAAGGTTTTCTACACTATTTACTCTTGACGCATTATCCAAGGTACGAATTATCGGCTGTGACCAAATAGACTTCCAGTGATCCGGGGCCTCTTGTTCTGATACCAAAATAATATGATCTTCAGATTGTTTTTCAGCCCACCGCCAAAATTCTTTATGATTAAACACCTTTTCATATCCTGTTGTGTTTTTATAAGGAATATCACAATATATTACTGCATTTTTGAATTCAGACAAATCAATGGTTTTATAATCCGCACATTTAAATTCAATGCCTTTTAACCTTGGAATCTGTGCTATCAAATTTCTTTTCGCTTCATCATAATAGTTCCTAATTCCATCCTTAGTTTTTACAATTCCGGCTCTGCCACCAAAGAACTTACTATTATAAGACGCTAGAAAACCAATTGCTCCAATATACCAATCTGGATATTCCTTTGTTTTGTTTCGATAAGCATTTCTTACTGTTGCATATTCTTCTTTTGAAATCATATCAGGCAAAGAATCAATTTTATCAATATTCTCAAATAAAGCAATCAGATATGAATTAATGTCATATCCAATCTTTTTATCACAAGATATTTTATCAATTACATTTGCCCCCCCGTAAAAGGTTCAATATAAGTCTTTGCGCCCGTTTTATTTATGTAATCTTGAATTATCGGAACAATATACTTTGAAACCCGGCTTTTTGATCCTACAAATTTCATTATCCTCACCTATATTTATCCATGCTTCATCAAATACTTTCGTGATACGTTCTTAAATGAATCCTTACCATCTAAAGAGCGGTAAACAATGCCTTCTCGCATAACATCAGAATTTACAGCAGACTTTCCATCCGCAAATACTTTCAAATCTTCTAAATTATCCTGCAAGGTATCAATTCCAAGAATCGGAACCCACTTCATTCCCCATTCTGCAATCAATTCGCTACCTTCTATTGATCCAATTCTGCCATCATTTGATGTAACAAAATTAAACACATAAAGATCATCTTCTTGTAACTTCAGCGGATTGCCCTGTACGGAACCTACGCCCTCCCCCTGGATATAAACCCATTCATAATCCTTATGCATCATCAAATAATCTTTCAAATGCTGTTCAATATTATATTTGAATGCTAAATCCCAATAGATGTTGTGATCATGATAGGTTTTCTGATTTTCATTCATCTGTCGGATATTTCGGGAACAAACATAGAATTCAAATTTACCAAATTTATTTCTGCGAAGTGCATATGTGCAACTTGTTCCATCCAGCTTTTCAGTCAAGACATATTTCTTTCCATCACCAATATGCCACGGACAATTTTCGATTCTCTCTTCATCAGTCTTTTTCACAAAGTCCGGGAATGCAAGAGGCTTATCTTTTTTTCTACCAAAGAACAGGAACAAAATCTTCTTGCCCCACTTAGTTTTCATCATCTTACGAAACAACTTTAGCCGGAACAATCGCTTATGCCTCGCTGCCATTGCGTTATACTTCGCATCTTTGTTCTGATTACGTTTACGAGCATTATCTTCCGCAACCGCATATGCAACACCAAGCCTCTGTGTTACGTCTGTATTCACTTGAACATCTCCAAGTTCCGGGAACAAAGACAGCGGCATAAGCAATCCCTGTGAATACACCTTACACATACGTTGGGTTTTGATTTTGTAATGTTTAGCCTCCAAGAATGCAAACCGCTCATCGGTATCCGGCACTCTACTATCAACCTCAAAATAAACACATTTATCGCCTACTTTAAGATTATCTTTTTTACTGATAATTACCCACCAGCCATTTGTTCTTGCATATTCGACACGATCATAACCATCAATAGGTTTAATCTCATCAATCGTAACAACATAGGCCAATGCTCTTTCGCCATTAATTAGCATGAATCAACCTCCTTAAAACATGATACAGTCCCGGATAATCCGCTCTCTGTGCAATTCATCTGTAATATCACTCCATTCTATCCAATCATAATTTGCTGTTACATCTCCTGTTATATCGTAAACACTGGAACCGATTTTAGTTCCGAAATGATTAGCTACTTCATCATACATAATTGTAGAACCTGGAAATCTAGTTGCCAGGATAAAAGCAAACCAATAACAACATCCACAAGTGAATATTTTAACTGTGTTCTGCTCTTTTTGATTTCTGCCGAATCTATTTAAAAAGTTATATATTTCATTATTCATGATATAATAATAAAATCGAACATTCATACCTGAATTGCGTTATCATTCATTTTGGCAGAATGTTCGATCCTCCTATATGACAAAACTTGCTGCTTGACAGCCTTGTTGTTCTCCAACGGGCAATCACGATTACCCCATTAACAATATCCCAAGGATTTTATCTAACTTATTATCTTTTGATATATAATCTTTGGAACTTTTGAAGTATCATAAACTTTAATCTTATAAGTTTTGAACCTTCAGCTTTCAAGTTTGATCTTTAAATCTTGTTATTTTTGTTACTTGAAAAATTCTAAATCAGTGAATTTCTCATAGAACAAAAATTATCTCCATATAATAAATACATACACCAATAATATGTAATAATATATTTGATTTTACAGAAATCAAACTTTTTGTTGAGGCGGTGGTTTTTGGTTAATGACACATAAGAACCAACCGCTAAAACTCATGCGAATCGTGCTTTATGGTTTTCGTCAAGCAGCAAGTTTACTTGCTTAATATGTGATTGTAATAGTAGTCAATGCATTACTAGTTGACAATGCAGCGTCTACTTCTGGAAGAAAAGCATTGATCATTTCATCCAGTTCCGCAAGAATCTTTTCCAAATTCAACGGATCAATCAATTCCATTGTATTTGTCTTAATGTAGGTATTCAAAGTAGAAGTATATTCTTCACTCCCCTTCTTGACCTCACCGCCAGCATTCAATCCAGATACGAATGCTTCTGCCTTCTGCTGAAGAGAGTCATTGTATTTCTCCAGATTTCTCTTAGCTTCTGCAAGCTGCATGGCGGCTACCTGATAAAGATACTGGTAATACTGCATACCATGATTCTTCTTATCAATGGCCTCTACAACTGTATATTCATGTTCGGCAATAGTAACTTTAGTAACACTATTGGAAAGTGTAACTGCCTCTTTGATTGCATTACGCCGCCTAATCAGATCGCAGATTTTATCATAATCAGCCTTTACATCAACATTAAATTGATCCTTGGACTTTCCTCGAATCTTATCCTGATTATTTTTCTTTGTTCCAATCAATGTGCAACCATTAATCGCATCATTAATCCGCTTATCCAACACCTTCAATTCTGCAAGTGCCTTATGTACGGTCATGATTTCTGTATTTGCCATTGTTTTTCATCCTTTCAAATAAAATTTAAGTTATTTTACCGCTTAAAATAAATCGTGTTATTATTCGTGTTATTATGTACGTTATAAGAGCAGCTTGCGCCACCCCTATAACAAGATTTAGGAATAAAACTCTTGTAAAAATTCCTGATAATTGTCATACTCAAACCGTAGATTAGTACGATTTGAAGGAGTATTCTTTAAATCAGACTTACAGAAAAGAATCTTATTGGTTTCAAAATCATTTCGATTTATCTTACCATGCTCTTGTTCATATAGCCATATCCGATAATAAATGCCAGATAAATAAATCCGTTTCCACTGAAATACTTTACCATATTCTTTTGCCAACTTATTAGCCGGATTTGATGTATTACTTAATACCTTCCATTCATAATGCCCTAATTTGTAACTACGGAACAAATAATCACTTGGAACATAAGACAATACTACACCGCCTAATTTATTAGTTTCAAATCCATCTGCGTTTTTATATCGCTTTAGAATTTCAATAGTTGGATCGGGCAAATATAATGTTTTCTTTGTCTTTGGATTAATAATATACTTCTCATCTTCATACAAATCAGTTTTTAATATATCTACAAGATCGGTAATCCAGATTCCATGCCAAACAAGCAAAGCAGCGGATTGAAAAGTATCAAACTCTTCTCGATCCTCAAACACTATTTGTAAAAAAGAATAGAAATCATTATAATCTCGGAAATAATATTTAGACATAAGATTTGCCTTTGGAATATCAATGCTTTCAATAGATTCTACCAGTTTAACCGTTTTCAGGTCATACAAACCATTCTCATAGCCCCAACGGAAGAAATCACACACTCTTGATTTGTTTGTATAAAAAGTTCTGATTGTGCCAATTTCAAAATGGCTATAACCATCCAGGATCATTTCTCTTGTGATATTGTCTCCTGCATCTACTGGAATATCTTTAAAGAAATTAACCAATGCACCTTCCGTTGCCCGTATCGTATGTGTTTTCGTTCCTTCCGGCATGGTATCCTGGATATATCGCTGCAACACCTGACTGTCAAGCATTGTTCTCATCACCTCACAACAATAATATCAAAGTATATTTTATTTGTCAAGATGTAATTATTATTGTTATGAATTAATTAGGTAGGCCAAGGCTCACCAACATAGCATGATTGATTTCTGCCATTTTACAATCAGATACTTTGCCTACATAAGACTGTAGGCGGTTTTTATCTATTGTTCTAATCTGCTCTAAAAGCACTGTAGAATCCATTGTTAAATTTCCTTCAGTAGATAAA